ATGACATTGCCGAGCGCGGTGCCGTTGCGCTTGATGGCGCCGTTGAAGTGTCCGAAGCGAATGAGGTCAAGCTCCGCGGGCGTGCCGGCCTGCGATATGGTGTTGACCGTCTCGCCCTGTGCCACCAGCCGCGCCGTTGCGGTCAGCAAGCCAGAGCGCTGCATTTGCCAGGTCAGTTGATCGAGCACTGCGCCGGAATAGAGTGCGTATCGCGGCACCTCAGGCATTCCGGTCTCGATTGCCATCGACGGCAGGGTCCAGGATCCGGATTGGAAAGTGTGGGTGAAGGGCCCCGGTGCCGTCCCCGTCGTCGTCGGCGCACCAAACGCCGCCTTCAGCCAGAAGCCGAAGGCTTGCGCATCGATCGGCACCACGACGTCGCCATCGGCGGTCACCGCATCCTTGACCGGCGCCAGCGGATCGCGGCCATAGCCCAAGAGCTCGGAATTGAGCAGCGGCTGTTCCGCTCCGAGCGTCGTGCTGGCGAATGGCATGCGGCTGAAACCGCTCGCCGGCGGGGTGCCATAAATCGTCTCGAACGCGAGCGCCATTCGCGCCCGCGCCCCTTGGGCTCGTGCCATGGTGTTTCTCCTCGGATTGTCGGGATCAACCGAGCGGGTCGGCCGTCGAATAATGCAGCACCACCGGGATCATGGCGGCTTTCAGGGCGGCCGCGCCCTCGATGGGCAGATCGACCGGCTGCGGCGCTTCCGCCTCGATCCAGTCGCACAGTCCCCCGAGCGTGCGGTCGCCGGCAATCGCCGCACCAATGCTGGCGCACAGCGCATCAAACGCCGCATCGCGGCCCGCGCCCTGCACGACGGCCTCGATCTCGGCCCGGTGCTGATAATGGTAGATGAGTGGCGACAGCGTCGTCTCCGGCTCACCCGGATCGCCATCACGCAAAATCAATAGCCCTGCCGCAGGTACACGCTCGGGCAGCACCTCGCCGCGCAGCACGGTGGCTGGCAACATTGAAAGCTGCGCGTGTAGCGCGGCGAGGATGGTTTCGCGAGTGGTGGGCATGCTGGTCCCGGTTCACCGGGACCAGCCCGGCGTCAGTGATCCCTGTCGGGCTTCGGTTCCGTAAGGGCCGCGAGCCGCCGCGGCAAATCCGAGCGGCCGTGCAGGAAGTCGACGATGATCACCTGATCGGCGTCCTCGACGAAAATGACGAAATGCTGACCCGCTCGCGTGAAACGCAGATCCTCGGGCAGGTCCGGATCGATGAGGCGGCGGCAGTCCTGCGACATAGCCGTGCCCGCCGCAATCGTCGCGCAACGTGCGATCAGGTCTTCCTCGTAGGCGGCAGCCTGTCGCGGACCGAAGGTCTCATGCGTCCAGCGAGCGATTTCGACGAGCGATGTTTCCGCCTGTCGCGTCAGGCGCCAGGGTTTCGGCATCAGGATTGCGCGCGGGCGGCGGTGAAGGCACGGCGAACGGCATCCTCGCCAGAACCCTCGGCCAGATCACCGCGTCGAGCCTGTTCCAACCCGGTCGTCAACCGGTCGCGCAACGCGCCGAGTTCGGCTTCCTCGCGCTCGAGAAGACGCAGTCCTGCACGCAAGGCTTCCGAGGCATTCTGATAGCGCCCCGACGCCACCAGCCGGTCGACCAGAGCAGATTGAGTGTCGGTAAGAACGACGTTGCGGGTGGCCATGCGTGTCTCCATCAAGGATATTGGCAATATATGCCAATGCCCCATGAATGTCGACCGCTGGCCAAATGCAGGTTTGTGGTGCCAGGCCCCCCGATCCATATTGGCGTGGCACCGTGGAAAGGATGATGGTCATGGTACGCAGCCTTCAGGACAAGCTCGCCAGGCTCGACCCGGCCCGCCGCGCGCGGATCGAGGCAGAAGCAAATCGCCTGCACACCGAATGCCGGGCGCCGATTCTTGACAGCACGATTACCTGTCCGCATTGCGGGCATTCGCAAAACGAGACTATGCCGACGGATGCCTGCCAGTGGTTTTACGAGTGCAAGGGCTGCGGCACGCTCCTCAAACCAAAACCGGGTGATTGCTGCGTTTTCTGCTCCTACGGCACGGTACCCTGTCCGCCGATCCAGGCCCATAAGGGATGCTGCAGTTGATAGCCTGACTGGATCGAGCCGCTCAGGAACGCGTCTCCGTCCAATTCGCCACGATCATCCCTGGCAGTGCGTCCTCAACCGCACGCGCATCTCGCGCCAGATCGAGGCGTTTCGGCAGTTTCACCTGCTGCACCAGCAGGAAGATCACGGCGGTGGCGCGACCTTGCAGCCGGCTCGAGACGCGACCATCCTTGTGCCGGGTGATGTTTTCGCGGACACGGCCCGCCTTGCTGACGCGAACATTGTCGGCCACCAGCAGGCTCGGACCGGTGCGGCGATAGACGAAGCGCAGGCGCATGCCGGTGCGACGCTCCCACGCGCCAGGCGTGACGCGGCCACCACGAGATGATTTGCCCGCTACCGGCATCGGGATCGCCAGCCAAAATCCGTTCCTGGAGCGGATCAGTGGGCCGGTATCGTGCGCACCAACAATCACCGGTGCTTTCGACCAGACCAGCGCTGCCGCGTTGAGACTCGGCCGGCCTTTCGGATACTGCTCGGAGCGAATGGTTCGGGCGAGTCGCGCCCCAAGGCCCGCGCCAGTGATCTGCGCGCGCCAGGCGGACTTGAGACCGGTGCCGGCTTCCCGCATGGCGGCGGTGACCGCCTTTTGGCCGGCGCGAGTTTCCGCTTCCATCATCCGGGCGATATCGCCGACAATACTGATGCCGAGTTTCATGCGGGACGAAGGTCCACGGTCCAGACGAGCCGCTCGCGATCACGCACCGGCTCGCCTTGAATGATGAAGGTGTCGCCATCGATCTCGATCCGGTCGCCGGGGCGCGGGTTTGGGACCTCGGCGAGGCGAAGATCGACGCGGGTGGTTTCCGACCAGAGCTGCGCCTCGCCGAAGCCGGTGATCTCGTCCGCACGTCGGGCAATGATGCGTATCGACACGACCGCTCCGCCATCGGGCGTATAGGCCGCATCCCTGCCGATATTCGGATCGGCAAACAGCAGATCGACAGCGACAGCAAATGCCGACATCAGAACGTGGCGTTCAGACGCACGCGGCCAATCGTATCGCCTGCGCCGCTCGCCACCGCCTCGATAGCCACGCCGATGAGCGCGTTGTCGGTCGAAACCGTGGTGGTGCGTTTGTTGGTATCGTCCCAATAGATTTTGGCGCCGACGGTCCAGGCTTGCGAGCCCACCTTGGTGATGTCGAAGACGCCGACGAGAACGGTCTCGATAGTTTCGCCGCTGGCGGCATCGCCAGACGCGACGCCGAAGATGGAGCCGACGAGCAGGCCATTGCCGGAGGTCACCGCATAGGGGGCGGTCAGCGTGATGGTGTTGCCGGGCTGGACGTAGTTTTTCACGGGGATTTCCTTTCTGGTGGCAGTTGCGATGAGTGCGAATTTTTCCTACCTTTACGGCAGGAGGACCCGACATGGCCGGCAAGATCAGCATTTCCATCACCGACGAGCATGCGGCACTCCTGCAGGAGGCGGTGGGCAGCGGCGCCTATGCCTCCTCGAGCGAAGTGGTCCGCGAGGCCCTGCGCGAATGGCGGGCGAGGCGCGTGGTCGGAGAACTCTGGGACGAAGGCATCGCCAGCGGACGGGCGGAACCCGGCACGACCATGGCCGATATCAAGCGCGAGGCGCGCAGCCGCCGCAGCCTGTCCTGACGCTTCATGCCGCAGGTCTACTTCACGCGAGCCGCCCGCGAGGATCTGATCGCGATCTGGACCCATATCGTGGGTGACGATCCTGCTGCTGCCGACCGGGTGCTCGACCGGCTGGACGAGGCTGCCAGCCATCTGGCGCACAACCCGCAGATGGGTCCGGCCCGGGACGATATTCGCCCCGGACTGCGCTATCTGGTCAGCGGATCCTACCTGCTGCTCTACAGGATCGTGGCAGACGATATCGAGATCGTGCGCGCCGTGCACGGGCGTCGCGATCTCTATGGTCTGTTCTGAGCCTCATGCCCCCGGGTTCTTGTAGAGGCCGCGCCAGTCGATGGCCTTGGCGCCGAAGTCGAGGCGACACTTGATCTCGACGCCGTCGACATCAAAACCGTTGCGGGTCTCGATATAGGCGCCCTGCTGGCCTTCCAGATACGCGTACTCGATGGTGTCGATCTGGTTCGGGCTTGCCGCCAGATACCAGGTCTTGTCATCTGCTGCGTCGAGGCGCGGCTCGCTGATCGGGCTGAGCGTGCGGATCGACTGCGGCACGACATTGCTGATTGCCGCCGGCACCAGATTCTGCGCGACCAGCTGTTCGGCCTTGAGCTCGAGCGCGGCGGGCACGATCAGGAAGGCGGGGCGAATGTTGAGCACCGTCTTCTTGTCGAGCCCGGTCTGTTTGGCCATCGCCGCGCGCGCCGCGCCAACACTGGTGACATCGAGCGCCGCGCCAGAGCCGGCAAGGTTCTTGTGATTGGCGTGGAACAGCGCCGTGCCGTCGGCCATGGCGGGGTTCGCGGTGACGATACCCCAGACCACGTCGCTTTCCAGCTGCGCGATGGAGTTGCCGTACATCGCCGGAATGCGGGTGAAGGCGTCGAGATCATCGTTGATCAGCACCTGCCTTGTGATCGCAACGACCCGGCCATAGGTCTTGACGCGGTAGCTTTCCTTCGACTCGCCGAGCGTGCCACGCTTGAACTCGCCGCTTTCGCCCACTTCCAGCAGCTGCGGCGCTTCGCCGAGCTGGACCCGGTGCATGGCCTTGAAGTCAGTGGCGAGAACCTGTCGACAGAACAGCGTGAAGGTGCGCGGATAAGTGTCATAGGCCTGGCGTAACGTCTTGTTGGTGACGGCCGAGAGGATCTCGGGAAAATCCGAGGTCGAATGCAGCGCCCGCGTCGCCACCTCATCGCGCGACAAGCCCCGCGTGTTGACGCCGGCATTGCCGAGACTTTCGCGGGCCAGTTCCAGCAGCGTCATGCCGCGATATTGCCGGGCGGCGTCCTCCAACTGAAACAGCGTCGGGCTGTAGCGATGCAGCAGCGCGTTCGCCACCGCGTCGCGGCGGGTGGTGCGCTCGTCGCGGCCGCCGAGCGGGATGGAGACATGGCCGAAGGTCCGGGCCTCGTCCGACTTGGCGGCGACCTGGTCGAGGATCAGGCGACGGGATTCGTCGATGCTGACACCACGCTTGACCAGATCCTCGGCAAAATTGCGCTCGAGGTTGAGACGCCCCGCCAGATCGTAGATGGTCGACACGCGCTCGCGCTCCGCTTCGCGAGCGCGGGTGGCGACTGCTTCCGTTTCGGAAGCACTGATCGTCTCATGGTTCGGCGTTTTTGGCTGTGCGCGCGTCTCAGATGCAGTCGCTGGCGCCGGCGATACCTGCTGTCCGGCAGCGGAAGCCGGGACCGGTTGGGTGCGAGCTTCAATGATTGCGGGGTCATCTCCCGCTACGACAGTCGTGCTCTCGGGCATGATGGCCTCCTTGTTCGAGCGGGTTTCAACGATTTCGATCGGATAGCTGGTCTGGTCTGCGGCACGCACCTGGGCGCGCGGGTCGGCGGGAACGGTGACGAAGCTGACCTCGAGCGGCGTCCAGCGCTCGACGATGCGCTTCTCGACGTCGCCCTTCTTCTCGGCCTCAATGACCTTCGCCCGGTCGATCGAATAGCCGACCGACACATTGCGGATGATGCCGTCGCTGATCAGGCCGAACATCCGGTCGGCGGCCTGGTCGATGCCTTCGCGCGGAAAGCGGATGGTGGCCTTGCCCTCCTTGCCGTCGATCCAGGCGCGCTCGACCACGCCGACCTGCGAGAATGACGACCAGATGGAATGGCTGTCGAGCGCCGGCGCTCCGGCATTGAGGCGCGACAGATCAACCGCTGCATTGCTGACTTCGAGGATCTCGTCGAAGGGAACGGAGCTGTCCCAGCCGGTCCAGCGCCGGCGGCGCACGGGTGCGCCGGTGGTGAACACCACATCGACGGAGCGCGCCTCGGTATCGATCGTTGACGGCGCAATGGGTTCTCGCCGTGTCTGCATCGGCAAAGATGCAGGCACGGTCACGATCTTGTCGGGCATGGCCCTTCTCCTATTGATCGGATTCGGCGCGCGCCGGCTTGGGCGCCGCCGGATCATCCCGCTGCGCGATGCCGGTCTTGGTGACACGACGCGGATCGCTGTCGAGAATGAGCCCCAGCGCATCGAGCTTGGCGTTGGTGGCGGCGATCTCAGTCAGCACCTGATCGGGATTGCGGCCCTGCTGGGCGATCACTTCGGCCAGCGTCATGGTGCCGGAGCGGATCGACAGCAGGTTCGCCATCGCGTCCTTGTAGGGATCGACCGCCTCGAACTTCGGCGGCGACCATTCAACCGGAATGTTCGGTGTCGGGATCTTGCCCGCAGCCCACGCCGCCTCGATGAACCAGCGCCACACCGGTGTGCACAGCATCGGGATGAACAGCTGCCACTGCACCGCATCAATCATGCGGCGAAACTCGACCAGCCCAGCCCGGATCGAGGAATAGTTGACCTGGGAAAGGTCGCCGGTCAGTAACTCATAGGGCACGCGGAAACCGGCCGAGATGGTGTGCAGGCTGGCGCGCTTGTATTCGCCATAGCCGCCGGTGGCAGCAGGCTGATTGAAGCGGATGTCCTTGCCGCCGCGGGCATAGGCGATCAGCCCCGGCTCAAACTGCTCGACCCGATTGCCATCGGCATCGACGACAGCAGGTGCAATGCCCTGCTGTGCTTCATCATCACCGAAGACGATGGCGGTGACGCAGGCTTCGGTCTTCTTGCGGACAATCTCAGCCACCTCGTAGTCGTCGAGATCACGCAAGCTGCGGATGACCGGCGCGCCCCAGGGCACGCCGCGCACCTGTGTGCGCTGTTTCTCGTAGATGTGAGCGATCTCGCTGGCAGGTACCGGGCGACTCTGCGCGCCGTTCTGCAATGTGCCATAGGCATCACCCGGATGTTCGGTATGCAGCCAATAGGTCCGACGCTTGCCGAGAGCATCAAACTCGATGCCCTGCACCAGGCGGCCCGCACCAATGACGCCGGATTTGGTGGCGTCGAGGAAGTCCGCCTCCAGCACCTGCAACTGCAGCGGCACCGGCAGGCCGTCGGCAGATCGGCGCAGGCGGCGGCGCACCAGCACTTCGCCGGCCTCGACCATCTCGCGGCAGATCAGCGTCTGCAGCCCGTAGAAATCGAGCTGGCCGTCGGCGTCGCAGGCTTCCGCCCAACGCTCGAACAATGCATCGACCGTGCGGTCGAGCGCCTCGTCGCCACTTGCTGCGCGCGGCATGATGCCGGCGCCGACGATGTTGTTGACCAGCACCGCGACCGCTTTCGCGGCATGTGGATTGTTGCGCACCAGATCGCGCATCCGGTCGCGCAGCAGCGCGCCTGCGATGTCGATCTCAGTGTCGGCCGAGGTGCCCGGTGCACGCCAGCCATCGGTCCGTCGACCCTTGGCCGCGCCATCGTAACCGCGCATCAGGGTCTCGAACGCTTGACGGGCGAGCACGCGGCGGGCTGCGGCACGCGGCGCCACTGTGGCAATGGCGCGGTCGAACCAGTTGGCCGGCATCACGGCATGGCCCCAAAAAGTGGGAACCGGTTTTTGGATAAGGTCATGCCCATCATTATTTGTCTCCGCGCGAGAAGCCCGCGAGACCGGCCACCGGC